TCGATGCCGTCAGGCCGGTATCCGCTGGCGTGATCAGTCTCAGGTAGGGCGTCACCCCGCTCGACACCGCCGTGGCCGTGGACGTGAGTCGGCCTGCCGATTGGCTCAGGACACCTGCCGCAAGCGCATTGGAACTGTTGATCTGGTAGTCGCCTGTCGATCCGCCTACTGTCGTCAAGTACGTTGCCGTATCGACGCTGAGCGTACCATCGCCACCGCTTGTCTTGACGAATCCGTTCGTCGTCAGATGCTTGTTCTTGTGGATCGACAGGACGTTCGGAATGTCCTCATCTTCGAGTTCTCGAAACGTCGGTGCAGCGGCAGGCGCTTCTACCGGGCCCACGAGTACCCGATTGGCATTCTGCGCCGCCAGCGTAGCCGTGAGCGTGCCGGTAGACGTAACAGGCGAGTTCGTCACGGTGAACATCGCCGGCAAGGACAGGCCGACGCTTGTTACGCTTCCCGCGCCTGTTGCTTCGATCGTGGTTCCTGTAATCGACAGACCTGAACCTGCCGTCAGGAAGCCCATCGCGCCTGCCGAGTCGTCCCAGAAGAGAATGCGATCCGCGTCGGGATCCGTGAGCGCCACGCCCGTCCCCCCCTTGGCAAGAGGAAGCACGGACCCGGCGGCAAGGCGCTCTTGAATCGCAAGAATGGCGTCGACTACCACCTCGTGATGGCGTGTGGTGACAACGTCCGACACAGTAGCGCCAGAATTGTGCGTCGCCGCCGTCGTTCCGTCATAACCCCGAACGCAGCCCGTGAAAGATGTCGCTGTCTTGCCCGTGTACGAGATCAGTTCGTTGTCGACGGCAAAGGATCCCGTGGCCGCGAAGGACGTTGTCGAGATCACCGCGATCGTCGTCGCCGACGCATTGAGCGCGCCGTTGAGCGTCGTCTGTGCATTGTTGGCCGCCTGAATCAACTCGACTACCGTGTCGAGTGATGCAGGAAAGTTGCTCGTTCCAACTGCCATGGTCGCCCTCCTACGCCTGCGCCTTCTTGCCACGTGGCGGCTTGCTCACGCGCTTGTTCCATCGGTCGATTGCCTGCCTGTCCTCTTTCAGAACATCCACCCCAACAAACTCCGCACGCCCGATCTTTACTAGCTCGATGGCCACCCCGATCGGCGGATCGATTACGTCATCCACCTTGCAGAATCCCCACGCTTTGAGCATTTTCACCTTCATAGTCACCTCTGCAATTTTCCGGTTTGCCCTTGGTATTCCAATCGCCAACGTGTTGTTGCACAATTTGCCACTCGTTCGACGGCCACGTGACCATCAGTTGCAAGTGCCCGATCTTTACCTGATTGGCCTGGTAGGCGATGCATCCCGACTCCTTGAACTGCTTCCAGAAGAAGATGTCGGCGTCCATATGCCCGTCGTTCCAGTGCCCGTTCGGATCCGGCTGCGAGTGGAACCACGGCAGCGCCATCTTCTTGAGCGCTGCCACCTTGATGAGCGTGCAACCAAAATGGCCCGTGTCAATCGGCATCACGTCGACGTCCAGATCTTCGAGCGTCATGGATCGGACCAGTTCGCCTTTGTCGTTCGTCGAGGAGAACATAAACGAACCCGCTTCGCCCCGCTTCACCTGCACGGGCACGAATGCGTCACCTTCCGGATATTGAGCCGCGAGAACCATCAGTTCTTTGATGTCCTTTGCGGAGACAATCGTGTCGTAATCGAGCGTAAGCACCCACTTCGCGCCGCTCTGCTCCGCGTGGTACAAGGCTCGCTGGATGCACTGATCCCAAAACGCGCCCGTGAATCGGTACAACGGCAGTTGAAACTCCGACGAGCGCAACGCGTCAAAGATCGATCCCCAGGCATCGTTCCACCCTAGGCGCGGTATGCTCATTACGGCAACGACTTTGCCAAGATTTACTTCAAGCTGCTTGTGCAGGCCGCCTTCCGCCTTCGTACCTTCGAGATTAAGTGAGACAGGTAAAGAACTACAATCTGAACCATCGCTCTCCCATTTGACGATCTCCGTGAGCCCGGCATAGGCCATTACGTCTCGGAGCTTGCGCTCCGTCCAGATCGATTTGTGGTAGTCGTTTTCATCCTGATGGCCGCCCATCAGGTAGGCCTCTGCTAGTCGGTTGGTTTGGTTGTCAATGATCCAAAGAAAGTCCGGCACTGCGATCCGGATTTTTCCGCCAATCTTGAGCTTGCTCGCCCAATGCGCCAGCACGTGCGGCGCTTCCTTGTGCGAGAAGTGTTCCAGGATATGACTCGCGTAGATCTCATCCACCGAGCCATCTTCGTAGTCTAGCGGGTACACCTCAGAGCCGAGCTTCCTGTCGAGATTGATGTATCCCGCTCGCTTCTGTAGGCCGCCGCCTAAGTTCAACTTGATCATAAGCCTCTCGTTGCGGGCGACACCGGGCGAGGATGGGCCCCGCCCGGCACCGGTTGATTGACTAGACTTCCTTGTAGACGTTGGCCCCGATCTCAGAGTTTGTGCTCGGATCCTCGCCCTGCTTGGAAACGCGCCCGATGGCGCCGATCAGAATGTTCGAGTTCGTTGAACCCGATGGGACCGTGACAGCGACGCGCGCATACCGCTTCCGCGCGCCGTTGGCCCGGTTGATGAAAAACCGCACGTGCTGATTCTCACCAACATCGGCGGCACCCGTCGAGAAGCTCGTCGAGATCTCGGCGAAGTTTGTCACCACGGTGTCGTCGCTCTCGAAAATCTTGATGGAAGATGGCGCTGTGCCAGCACCCGCCAATGCCCCAAGACTGACGAGGATCTCCGCCTCGCCTTTGACGTCGAGAAGGTCGAAGTTAGCTGTGGTAGTCGATCCGTGCGTCACCAACTGCGGCGCAATCAGAATGACCGTTTTCTCTGCCTTGAGTTGCTTCATACTGGATCACCTCCTTAGCTGGCCGCCGTGATGAGGCCAACGATCGGGCCGGCAGCCGATGTGTTGCCGACGTCGTGGACGTTGATGTCGAAGCGATCCGTGCCACGGATGGCCAACTGATCCTCCGCGAACTTGAACTCCGTCGAGAGCGCCAGCGTCAGCGCTCGCCGATCGCCCATTGCCGTCCCGAGCCGGTAGTTGCCGAGCAAGGCACAGACTTGGCTATTCGCCTCAGTCGTCGGCATCACCTGCGAGAAGACAACCGGGTAGCCGAGGAAGCGCGGAACGCCGCCATTGGCGATGTCCACGACCGTGTTGCCACCGGCAGCCGTTTGAAGTTTGTGCGCGACGGAATCAAAAAAGGTCGTACTCATAATCCACGCGGCACCCGCGCGAGCGTAGAGCGGCAGACGTCCCAAAACGCCGTGGAAGTCGCCCAAGACGATCCCGCTGTAGACGTTGTCAGAAGCCACCTGCAGGCCCTTGATGTTGGCAATCGTGCCGTCGACTGCCTTAAGCTTCGGACGGATCCCGTTGATCCCGCCGTAGGTGCTTGTGCCATCGCCGTTGAAGTAGCACTCGTCCTCCTTGAGACTGAACGCGTAGGCAATCTCACCGGCCAGATCGTCACCGATCGAGATGATCGCGTCCTCGCTGAGCTCTGAGGACCAGAGCGTCAGGCAGGCGAGCTTCTTGGCGACCAGATTGACTTGGTCGAACGTCTTGTCGCTTGTCGTGATGGTCGTCCCCTCGCCAACGAAGTAGGCAGTGAGCCCACCAGTGCGACGCGGGATCGTCAGCGTGTCGGATGACATCGGGACGATCCGGGCAACGCGACGGGCAACGCCGAACTCCTCGCGCAGATCGATGATGTCGTTGCTGAATTGCGGCGGGACCAAGTATCCGCCCAAGAAGTTGTTGCCCTCTGACATCGCCTTCGACTGAATGCCGTTCTCGTGGCACCACTTCTGAGAAGCGACATCGCCGACAACAAAGCCCTTGAACCACTTGCCGAACGCATAGGCGCGGTAGTCGGCGGACTTGCCGTCGACAATGCCCTTGAAGTTGTGCAGCTTCCGAACGCGCGCAAACTCAAAAGACAACGGCGTCTTGGTGGCAACCTCGACGGCCTGGCCGCCGTGCTGCTTCACAACGGGTTGCGGCGTAAAGCCCATCGTAGCGCTCTTGATCGACTCAAGCGCGGTAAGATTGGCCACCTCCTCGTCGAGATTCTT